CCAGACGCATCAACAGCAGGCACCATCTTCCCTGTACGGTGATCGAACACCATTGCGCCAGCAGAAGAATCGAACGGACTAAAATACGGTTGAGCTTTGCTGATAGCGCCAGCCATTTGCTTCATTTCCTTTTGAGCGTCAAGTCGCATCTGCATCAATTCTTTCTGAGCCGCAAGACGTTCTTCCCTGCTCAGTCGCGCATCCTCAATCTTCATAGCCAATTCGGCCATGCGTTGCTGCGCGGCAGCAGCCCTATCTTCTTTCCGCCAATCTTGTTGCATATCCAATGTGGCCATCTTGGATAGGCGCGGATTGTTACTGACAATGGCCTCCATGATTGCCTGACGGCGCTGTTCAGGAGTTGACGGCATAGCTGGCCGTCCAGGCCCCATACCGTCTTCAGGAATCGGGATTTCAGGCGACCCCATCGTTCCTTTACGGTAATTCTCAAGTTGAGCGGCTTCCACAGCCTTCCGCTTTTCACCAAGCGACTTATAGCCCTCATCAATCCTGTCCTGCTCACCTTTTGCGGCCCATGAATTAGCGAGTCCAGCCAATCCCTGAAACACAGACGGGCGCACATAGACGCCACCAACCATCTGCCCTTGCAGCGGCGTCATCCCGCGCTTCGCCAGTTCGTCAGCCATCATCTGCTGCCGCTTCAGGCGGCGCAGTTCTGCCGTGGTGTCCGGGTCTAGGCCGGAGAGTTCGAGGCCATAGTCATCCATGATCTATCATCCCGTAATCTACAGCCGCATATCCGTCATGCATGGACACAGCGGCAGGCATCACCGCCATAACCTCGTCGGCCATGACGCCCTGCGAATGCTCGCCCCAAATGTAGTCGAATTCGTACAGGCCGATCCCGAGGCGATGCGTGCCGATGCGCCGGATATTGCGTTTCAATCGTCTATCTGAAAATCTCATTGCAGCACTGCCAAGCCCGAACAGCCCGCTCATTGCATTACCCATGCCAGCCTGTTGCGCGTTGTAGGCTCCCAAATCCGCCGCGCCTTGAGCTTGTGCAGCACCAAAGATAGGTGCTGGCGCAACCTGCGTGTTCTGTGCCGCATTCGGCACCGCGAACGGGTTGCTAACCTGCGATCCCGACATGAGCGCGTTGATCTCGTTGAGCGGCGTCTGACGACCAGCAAGAAGCTCGGACAGCGCAGTACGGCGACGATCTGCATCCATCTGGTAGTCTCTTTGGGCCTCACTGCCAGATGCGATGATGGCTTGCTGACGCGCATCCGTCCTGCCGCGCTCAATCTGAGCCATTGCGTTATCGTAGGCTTCTGTTCCTGGGCGGATACCGGCTGCGATTAGATCGGAATTCCTTTGGTCGATTGAGCGGTCAACGTCTTCATTGACGCGACTCATCATTGCATTGATAACCTGATCCCTTGTTGCCGCAGCATCCCCTGGCGCTGCTGGTAATCCCGAAAGATCAAGATTTTGCCCGATGACATCCCCAAGGGCCTGAGAGCCTTGGATGCCTAAATCGCCAAGAATTGATTTTGTTTGAACGGATTTTTCGTACAGTGCCTGTTGTTCAGGACTGAGTTCCTGAACCATCGTTGGGCGTGACGTGTCCGTAGCGCCCTCGACCCACGTCTGAGAGCCGTAAGGATTGATGACGTTCGGGTTGTTGAGGCGAGAGCCGGCTACTGCGGATTCTACGTTTGCAGCGCCCTGTGCCGTTGCGGCTGCGCCGTAGTCAGGTGGATCGGGGGCGTCGTAACACATTTCACAGTCTCCATAACGATTGCCGTTATCGGGACTGTCGGCCCCTCACTAGCAATACTAGATCAATTCAATCGGCCTGTAAAGCCTTGCTGTAGCAATACTTATCCAGCCCGTACCCGAGGTATTCCATGATGCGGCAAGCCCCGTTATAAGGGGCGGCGGTCATGGTGATCTTCTCCACCCCGCGCCGCTTCATGTCGTCCTCGACAAACTTGTAAAACTTGATGGCGTTCCTGCCCTTGCGGTACTCAGGTTTCAGGAACCATGTATCTTCGTTCGCCACAAGCTTTTGCGTGTGCATCGAGCGCATGATATACATGCCGCAGTTTCCTACCAATTCGCCATCATTTCTTGCAGTAAAAACAATGTATTGCGGCCCATAGCTCGCGTATCGCTCGTATTTCGGGCTGAACTGTTCCCCGCGTTTAAACATTTCCGTTTCCTGCCAATGCTCCCATGCGTTCCTGACAAGTTCCTCCCATACAGTTGCCAGTGGCTCAATGGCGAACTCAAGGCTCAAAGCGGTCCTCCTGTCTCATAAATCCAGTCGCAGGACAGCCATTGCACCGTCAAACTGTTCGTCGCAATCTTTATTTTGCCAGCAGCGCATCTGCCTACGTCCTCGTCAGGCGAAGTCCATTCTTTGAGTACTTCCATGCCAGCCGCCCAAAATGCCTCATCCCAATTACTTACATCCCATTGCCCACCTGAGATTGCCGTGTATGATGCTTGTCCTGTGATTTCAGTATCATTAAAGTCAATATCAATATCAGTCAAGAATGACAAGCTTCCGTTCGCGGCAAGTACGGGACGGAACATGGAAAACCGTTTTTCCGATCCCATGTCTTTGAAGTAGGAGAAAGCAGTCTTGCCGTAAGCGATGATATTACTTCCTGCGTCTGAAGTTCCGCTCCACGCCTTATAGACTGCCGTTCCTCTGGAGAAGTAAAGTTGTCCTTTGAATACTGCGAACGTCTCGGCATTCCAGTCGGTAAATCTACACCATGCCTTCGTGATCGTATTCATCACGTATTGTTGATGCGTGCCATCCTCTGCTATTGGGATGTTGAAGATCATGGCAGATTGTGCCGGATACACAATCGCCTCCCACCCCCACTGACTCCCATAACTTCTAGATGCAGATGTAAATGCGTTCTCGATAATGTTTGTTAGCGCAACTCTGTTATCAACGATTGCTGATTGCAAGGCAGTCGAGAGCGGGTAAGCGCCACTCTCTGTGATTACCACCAAGTCACCAGCGATTTTCTGCATACATCTGCGGCCAAGCGGTTTGCCTAAATCGAATACGCCAGTCAGCGCCCATGCTGAAGCACTGCCGGGATTCGTGCCACTGTAGATGATGACCTCACCCTCGCTAGTAACGAACACAGCGCGGTCGTCAGGGCCAGAACCCCCGTCGAACGTCCATGTTGCGCCAGCCATCAGGTAGCCGCCCTTCTTGGCGACACCTGACATATCGAACTCAGTCAGCGCACCGCCAGCAGCACCAGCGGCCAGATACCAGAACGACAGCGAATCCTTCTCAAGGAATATTAACCTTCCCTTAAACTCAAACAGACTCGATATATTTGTCGTCGTCAGGCCAGTAAGAGCAGGGGATGATGCACCATCAACCGCCGTCCATGTCGTTCCATCAAAGTAGGCTGGTTTATCCACGCCATTGACTGCAATAAGCCAATTGCTTGTGCCATCACCGAACATCGTCCATTGATGCTTGCCATCAGTTCTAGCAAGCTTTGAAGCACCAACAGCGCCAGCGGAAGACACGTCATAAATTCCGCTTGCTGTATATGCATACATCGTATTCGTGCCATTCACAGCGTTGTAGACGGCCAGCGTTTTGACGTTTCCGGTAGTCCCTGTCGCATGGCTTGAATTTCCGCCGCGAATTTCGCAATAGCTTGTCTTTGGGAAAAAGTTGTTCAGGACAATTGCGTGATCTGGTCGCATGTCGGCAAGCGAATCCCGCTCGTTCCAGCCCTTTACCGGGGCAGGATACGACATAGAACGACTGATACGCGTTCTAGGTGCTGCCTTGCGTGCTAATGCTTGCCTCATGGAGTGATCCACGATCCAGCGGGGATGAACACTCGTGGAGTCTTGCCTTCTCCTTCGCCACCCATGTTGAGCGTGCGCTTGCCGCCATCCCGTCCTAGCGCATCCTTAACCATGCTTTCATAGGTACGGAAGTCCTCTGCATAGTCGAAGCCTTTTTCCTTCTTCCAGCGCCAGCGGAGCCCGAGCGTAAGGATTTCCTCTGGAAGCAGCGGCAAGTCACCATCTGCGGCAAAGTATTGCCGATACGTCGCGCCGGTCGAGTCCGTCATCCAGTTCCAACTAACGTACTCGAATGCCCATGTATGTCCGGCAGTTGGGACAGGATTGGACAGTAAATGCCCACCACGGATGCGCCATTGGTATCTAGGGCCGGTTACTGTCATGGCCTTGATGGTTTGCCAGTCCTGATCGTTCAGCGGCCCATAGACCGGCTCCTGAAGCGTTCTATCCCAAAACGTGTTGTTCTTGATGTAGCGGTAGCCGTTTGTGGCGATGCTGTCGATATCGCCCTGATCCTCTGCTGCGGTGGTAGTGTGGGTAGCCTGAAACGTCAATTCATTCCAGTCACCACGCCCTGATAGGTCGTTCCCTTCTTCCTCCAGCAGCGCCATGATCTGCCTGATCTGAGGATCGGACGTGCCATATACTGTTGCAGGAACAGTCAGGTTTGTACGGCGGCAGAAGCGTTGTACGATTGTCAGCAGGCTCATAATTTCCCCGCAAGATAGCAAATGTATTCACAGGTACGGCGGATTACGCGCCTAACAGGGTGCGGATTTTTTCCGCGCATTTCAGCCCTTAGATCGGCAGTACGTAACCGCATGATGTATTCAAGGAATTGGCGAACATTGCGCTTTGCAAGACTGTTTCCTGAATGGAAAGCGTATCGCACCAAAGGCCGAAAGATGCGGTGATAGCCGCGTTCGTGATACTTGGTAAGGCGTTTTGCGGAGTATTCCAGCCACACGGATTGTCGGAAAGCGCCGAAGCCATAGGCTTGGTTCATGGCTGTACAGACTACCTTACCTCCCGCGCCAGCCCCGCCGCCGCCACTCCCATCCCCCGAACCCGGCGCAGGGCCATCAGCAGCAACGCCATTAGCAGCAGCAGTAGCGGCATCAGCAGCAGAAACAGCCGAGCCCGGAGCAGGGCCATCAGCATCCGCAGCAGTAGCGGCCGCTGCGGCATCTGCGGCAGCAGTAGCCGCTGCTCCAGGAGCTGGCCCAAGAGCATCAACCGCATCGTTGTCCACATCATTCATATTTGATAGTGCCATAGCAACAGCAGCTAGTGACGCAAAAGGCGCGGCCATCACAGGCCCCAATGTGCTTATGGCATTACCGAGTGCGGCAGAAAACCCGACAGTCCCGTCTGACGTTGCGGGCGATGTTGCGGATGGCCCATCTACTGAATCTGGCGCACCACCGATGCCTGGGTCAAAGAATCCTTTCACATTGTCTGAAGGCTGTTCAAATGTTTGGTATGGCGTAACCTGTGTTGGAATTGGTATGTCAGGCGGGCCGTACAAGGCATTCAGCCGAGATTGTCTCGGCAGCAATTCATCCGTTACGCGCCGCCTTGCAAGCTCCTGCGCTACGTTTCCCCGCAAAGACTCGTTCGCCATATCAGCCCACTCCAAACCAGACCATCACGCCATGAAGTACACCAATCGGCGCGACAAACAGATCAATCACCAACAGAATCCACCTTCCAGTCAATAAGCAGTTAATGATGCTTGTCAGAAATGCGGCAATCGCAGCAATGGTAAAAATTCCGCCCCAAATCTCATTGTTGCGTTCCATAGCACGGTCGATTCTGGCGAAGTCTGTCATGTCAGATCACCGCTTCCTGAACCTTCGGCGGACGACCGCGCCGCTTCGGTTCTTCGACAACAGCATCATCCTCAAGCAACTCAGCCGCGCTAATGTCAGGCTCACGACCAACCTGCACCATTTCAGGCTGGCGCGGAATCATGTTTTTCAGCGCCTCAACCTGCGCCTTGAGCGATTCAACCGTGGCAGCAAGGTTGCGGTTTTCCTGCTCCATCGCGGCAAGCTGTACGGTCACAGCGCCATGATCCTTCATGGATGCCAGCCAATTCTTAGCCTTGTCACGTAGCTCGATAGCGCCCATGCCGATGCGCCGTAGTCCTTCGTCGTTGATTCCAGCCAAGTCCTCTACCGTCAGGCAGTTCATGGCGATCAGCGTTTGTTGCTGTGCCGGCGACAGGACGCCCCATCCTTTGATCGGAGTACCACTCAGCGGCATTTCCTGCCCGTTCTTCCAGCTTTTGTATGACGCCTTCCATTGATCGGCCCACTTCTCAGGAATGCGCCCATCGCGCACATTGCGATCCATGTTGATGAGCCATTGCTCCACCTTGTACTCTACACAGTCCTTGGAGTACGGAGGAGTCACAAGGGCAAAATCAACGTCCTTGGCGACATAGCGGCCTTCGCGGATGGATGCGGCCTTGTCCTCCATCGGGCGGCGCTCGAAACGGACATAGGCCGGACGTTCTTCGCGGCTAATCAATTCTCCGACTGACATTTGACCTCCTTAAGTTCGTCAATGCACACCAACATGATGCACATTGAGAAACCCCCGCCGAAGCAGGGGGAGTCTTGCTTAGTCAGGACAGGTCAGCATGACAATCTTAGCAGAGGCATCAATCGCCACCGCGCAGATGAAGTCAGTAACCAGTGCGCTAACGTCCAGCGTGCCGTCCGTGGTTCCGATGGCGGTAAGTGCATTACCATCAGCACCCGCAGTCAGCGCGGTGGTCAGTGTAGCAGGCCCTTTTGTCTGAATCCAGCCGTAGCCGCCATCAGGGATAACAGCCTGAAACACGCCAGCACCAACGCCGCCGCTGTCGGTCACGTCCATCGTAACGATGTCGATTTGACCAGCGGAAGCTCCTGAAACAGCGTAGTAGTACGCAAAATTGCCAGCAACAGAAGCTACGTCGCCAACACCATTGTTGAACTGAACATACTTGTACTGCTTGCCGTCGCTAGTCCGGCCAACAGTGCCAAGTTTGAACTCCGGGCCTTCGCTGCTCGTACGAACAGCATCCAGCTTCATACCTGCGATATAAGACATGATTCTCTCCTTTCTGTCCGATTACTCGACAATGACGCCCTGAAGTTTGCGATTGGACAACGTGAGGTTGCCCATCCACAGAATCGGGATCACCGAGCCATCTTGGTTGATCGGGCGCTGATCTTCCAGCACTTCCATATCGGCGTCGCGGTGAACCACGAGTTCGATATAGTTAGTGTTGAGGAAGTAAGCGTGCGAGGCCGGAATGCCGCTGTTGCCGTCGAAATAGACATCCGCATTCTTGTACTTCAGCGAGACAAGCCCGCCGTTGGCGTTGCTGGCATCCATGTAACGCTTGATGGAAGTCTGCGAAGCCTCGAAGTAACGGTAGTACGTGTTGTCCATCACGATCAGATCGGGCTGGTCATCCGGGCCACGATCAAGGTTCAGCCACAACGGAAGCATCATGCTGTTCTCGATGGTCGTCGCGCTCGAAGTTACCGTGTTGGCCGAACAGTCAAAGATCGTGTTTTGCCAGAACGAGAACGAGGACGAGTTGATGCCACCCACGGTGCCGGTGCCAGCGTCGGCCACAAGGGCTTGCAGACCGTTGATCTGGTTGGTCGCTGTGCCGTCGCTATACAGATCGGACGAGAACGAGTTGTTGAAGGTGCGGATCGCGTTCTTCATCTTGGCCTTCGCCAGAGAGAAGATACGGGATTCGCCGCTGTTGATACGCTGCTCACGGCCAGAGGCAACCACGTTGACCGCGATCTGACGCCACTGATATTCAGCGGCGCTGATAACGTCGGATTGCTGGATATTCAGCATATCCCAATCGCTGTAACGCTGGTAAGTCGAGTTGGAAGTGTAGTCAAGCGGGCAGACGATAGTAAGTCCGCCATCTTCGGTGCGGTAATTTCCGCGCTTGTAGATGTGCTTGAGCAGGGCGTTGCGGTTGGAAAGGTTGTCTTTGACATCCTTCCGAACCTTACGGAAGGTCGAAGTGACCAGTTCCGTAAAAGTGCTGTTAGGCGAGGCCATAATTGGCTCCTTTCAGAGTTAATGAGTACGTGCTTTGATTTCGCGCATTGCTTCTTTCATTGCGCCATCCAAGTCCCTCATCGTTCCTTTCGGCTGCTCTGTAGGAGTCCTACGGGTGTCACGATTGCGGATATTCGTTGATGCTGCCTTCTTTGCCGCTTCTGCCTGCTCTCTCGCCTTTTTGTCGGCTTCCGCTTTGGCTTCTGTCTGAATCCTTGCGGTTTCCTTGGCGCGAGTGCCGGGATTTGCCCATACCGCCCGATCATAAGCATCCTGCAACGGCAAACCAGCCTTAAGCATCACAATGATGTCGTCGGCCACTTCGTCAAAGTAGGGATGCGCCGGATCGGACGCAAAGGTATTCACTTCCTGACTGATGCGGGTACGCTCGGCGTTGAGTTGTTGTTCACTGCCGGAGTGGATAACCTGCTTCAGTTGATGTAATTCGTCTTGCAGTTGCGCCAAGCGCGGATCGGCGGTTTGCTGCCCACCTTGCGACGGCTGGCGCAAACTTTGGTCGATTCCGTACTGTTTGGCGATGTAATCAAGGTACTGCGCCTTCTGCGAAGGCGGCGATACGGAAAGCTTGTAGTGCGCGTTCAGGAGGGTTTGAACCGCTCTAGGCGCATCAATGCCCTGCGCTTGGATAAGCGCCATATAAGGCGTAACGGCATCCCGCATTGCCTTCCCATATACCGCGTCACCCTTGTATTGTTCGAGTCCGTCGAGCATTTGCTTCTCACGAACTTCCCAATAGTCCTGCACTTCCTTGGGGGTTTTGCCCCAATGATCATGCATTTCCTTGGGCCATGTCTTTGGGACTGGCTTTCCTTCAATCGCGGCCTTGGCCGCATCGTCTGCGGCTGCGCCATCTTTAGACGGTTCATCTGCCTGCTCAGTACCAACAGGTTCCGTGATTGCATCAGCACTCGTATCTTCTGCATCGTCGGATGCCTCTCTTTCGGAAGCAGGAAACAGGTCGCCGGCCAAGTCGCTTGACGCTTGATCTATATCAAATCCGCCTTGATCGCTGGTATCTTGGCCGCTGTCGGCAACCGCTGCTTCTTCTGACATGCTTCCTCCTAAAGTTAGTTAGTGCTTACTTAGACTAAGCCCTTGTTACTGCAATGTCAAGATGCTCGACTTCTGCGGCCAATTTCTCTCTTTTTGGCGCTGGCATCTCGTAAATCGTCTTTTCAACGTGTTCGTCCACTTTCTTCTCAAGCTCTGCGTCCTCTCTGGCGATCCGCTTGGTCTGCTCGTCCTTGAGACTAGGCTCGTAATCCACGCAGTTAGATGCTTTCATATCCTCTCTCCGCTGCGTCTTTGACGTGATCCATCGCCCTGTCGTTGGAGACTGGTAGGATGGGAAATTCGTTGCATCAATGCTGAACATGCACGGCGATATAAGCCGTTTTGCTGCACTGCCGCATTCGCATGTCTGCGGCTGGTCTAACTCGGCCAGCTTCAGGAGGCGGTCAAATTTGTGGCCTTTTTCGCACAAGTGTTCGTAAACTGGCACGGCTTACCTCTTTGGCGGTTTCGGTTTCTTGCCTTTGCATCCCATGATCTTCTCCTTACGCCGCCATCAACATCAGCAGCATTTCCTCGTCTTCCAACGACTCCATCTGCTCATGCCATAGTGCCAGTAGGGCAGATACCCTTGCCGCGTCACGCTCCAGTTCCGCCCAATCAATGATGCTGGCTGGTGGTATCGTTGCCGGTTTGACGCCAGCGACGATATGCGGCCTGACGATCTTCGCAGCCTGTTTCTTGACTTGCTGCGGCGCAGTTGCGGTGATGCCTTCGTACATCTCGCGCATCGTGCGTTCAACAACGTCATCAATGCGAACGTGTGGTTTCTGCTTGTGTATCCTTATCGGGTATCCTGCTCCGGCAAGGATTTCTTCAGCCGCAGACTGTATAACGCCCCACGAGTTGCCCCACGCAGACGCCCACGATTTGCCCCATGCGGAAGCCACTAGACTGGCCCCCATGGATCGGCTTCGGTTCCCGCGCCGTCCACAACAAGGTCATTCACTTCCTTGATATTTGCCGCAATCGGATCAGCCCATGCCCCTGCTAAGATGTCCGCAACGGTAATGTCGTTCA